ATTATGTACTATTTGAAAAAAAGTATTCAAGTAATTTAATTCATAATACTAATATTTAAAAAATAAAAGGTGTTCGTAATGAACACCTATAACAATTAGAGAACGAATCATGGAAAGAAGATTCTCTAATCAATCTGTCTACATTATAACATAAAAGTATTATAAAGGATAGGTGGTAAAAATGGCAGAAATTAAAAGTATATTTAATATCTACAGAGAAAGAAAATGCAAGATTGATAATTTGGAAATCGAAATTGAAAACTTAAGACTAAGTGGATCTGAGGAAAAAGACATAAGAATAAAGGATTTAATTAAGGAAATTAATAGATTAAAAAATGAAAATAAAAGAATTGATAATATTTTAAATTTATTACCTGAAAAAGAATATAAGGTTGTAAAATTAGTTTTAATAGATTGCAAAGATAAGAAAAAAGTTGCTAGTGAAATTGATAGAACTGAAAGGCAATTAAACAGAATTTTAAATAGAGCTGTTAAAAAGATAGTACTATAGGGTGCAAATGCATCCTTATTTTTTTATATAAAATGTCCTAAAAGTGTCCCGAAAATGTCTTAAAAATGTCCCACAAATGTCCGAGCCTTTATGCTAATATAAAGTCAATAAGAAATGTCACGTTTTTGGTATGGAATAACTATATCTATTTTTAGGAGGTATATTTGTGCTAGATAAAGAAAAAGTGAAAGGATTATACTTACAAGGATATAATTCAGTAGATATAGCATTTATATTAAACTGTAAATCAGATACAGTCAGGCAATGTATACATAGAAATCTAAAGGAGTTTAAGAATTCGCATTTAGCAAATAAAATTAGGAATGAAGAAATAGACAGAATCACAAGATATGAAGCAAAACAATACATGAGTGATTCAACTTTTATTAAAAAGAATAGATCTATCTATAAAACTAATTCAGATGGAGATATAGTAATTGATGTTAATGTAGCTCCAATAGTAAGTTTTGATACTCCTAAAAGATTAAAAAATGAGAATGGCCTTAAAGAAATAGATAAAAGAATAAGAAAAAGCAATTATAGGAAAGATGAGTTGTTTGTATAGCAATTTGTCTTTCCTTTTATTTTGGAAGAAGGTGAGAGTATGGAGGAGTTTTACGAAGTTTACAAATGCAAAAGATGTAAAAAGGAAGTCATTTTAATAGCAGATGAAGTTGGGGATGCAATTAGAAAAAGTAAATATATATCGTGTTCTCATTGTGGCAGTAAGGAAATAGCAAAAGATATATCGGTAAATGATTTAAGAAGATGCATGGAACATTCAGCTTATAAAAGAGTTAAGGGAGCAATGAGGCAGGTGAGGTAAGAATGAATTTTGTTGAACCTATTAGAGATGCTGATATATTCCATGATATTCAAGCAACCATAAAGAAAGAAAATCTCAGAAATTACGTTCTGATAATGACGGGAACATATACAGGATTAAGAATATCAGACATATTAAAGCTAAAGGTAAAAGATGTTAGAGATAAGAAATATATAGATATAAGAGAAAAAAAGACTGGAAAAAGAAATTTAATTGAGATCAATCCAGAATTAAGACAAGCGTATAAAGAATATTGTATTGATATGAATCAAGAAGATTACCTGTTTAGAAAGGTTAATAAAAATAAAGCTATATCAAGAACAATGGCTTGGAAGATAATGAAGGAAATCGGAGATAGATTTGGAGTTGAGAATCTAGGCACTCATACACTTAGAAAAACATTTGGGTTTCATTATTATAAAAAAACAGGAGATATAGCAACTCTAATGCAAATGTACAATCATTCTAAAGAATCAATTACTTTAAAGTATATTGGAATAACTCAAGATAAAATGAACCAAGCTAGAAGAGATTTTAAGATATAAATCTTTTTTATTTACCCTAAAAGTAAACAAAATGAGGTGACGTTAACTAATGAATAGTTATAAGTGGTCTTAAGCCTTAAAAAATAAGGTGTTAGAAATGATTTTAAAAAGTTAACACAATATGAATTATGTTTAATACTAAAGGAGAAATGAGGATGGATACAGCAGAGCTTACACATTGGATTAAAAAACTAATAAATTACCATAACATTAAGGCTTTTTATAACAATTCATTATGGGAACATGTTAGAGCAGAAGCATTAGAAAGAGATAATAATGAATGTCAGAAGTGCAAGGCTAAAGGTACATATAGCAAGGCTCAATGTGTACATCATAAGGAACATGTAAGGAAAAGACCAGAACTTGCATTAACCCTAGATAATTTAATATCTTTATGTAATAGCTGCCATGATGAAGAGCATCCTGAAAAGTTCAACAACAAGCCTAAACCTCAGTTAAATGAGGAAAGATGGTAGTACCCCCGGGTGAAAAAAACGTAAAAACTCCAGGCATTGGGAGAACGGGTAGTAGGCAAGACAAAAGATATTTTTTGAGATTTCATATGATGGGGGGTGCACCCACAATAAAAATAGGGTGCAAATCCGAAGAAAAGAGGTGGTGGAAATGAATGAAAGGGAAAATTTAGCAACAAGTGAGAAAGCTTATGAGGATTATATTTCTGGAATGACATATCAAAAAATAGCAGATAAATATGATGTGTCAATTAATACTGTTAAGTCATGGCAAAAAAGATATAAATGGACACGAGATTGCACACAAAAAAAGGGGTGCAGTAAAAAGAGTGTGCAAAGGCTGGGAAATAATTTATTTGATGAAATAAAAAAAGATTTATTAAAGCAGTTGGAGTCAAATGGAATATACGGAAAGCACTATGAAGATTTAATTGAAGACTATATGGCTTTATGGAATATAAAGAATAGGTTGATTGATGATATAAAAGAGCGTGGTGTTTCTGTAATTTGGAATAATGGTAAGCAACATGGATTTAAAAAGAATGATAGTATTTCAGAATTAAATAAAACAAATGCACAAATGTTAAAAATCTTAAGTGAGTTGGGATTGAAGCCAGTTCCTCAAGTAGATGATGACTATGATATTTAATAAATATATTGATGAATATATAGAGCTAGTTGAAAGTGGAGAAGTTGTAACAAATGAAGATATTAAGAAATCTATTAAGATTGTAAAAAATAAATTATCTCAATCCAATGTAACTATTGAAGCAGAAAAAATTGAAAAAGCGGTTGAAAAGATTGAAGAGTATTTTAAATTCACATTGCTGCCATGGGAAAGATTCATAATAGGACTTATTCACTGCTATTATGATGATGGCACATTGGTTTGGGATACTTTTTTTCTATACATGGGTAGAGGCGGAGGAAAAAATGGATTTATTTCTGCTGTTTCATGGTACTTAACAACAAGCTTTCATGGGATTAAAGAATATAATGTTGATATTGTTGCTAATAGTGAATCTCAAGCTAAAACATCTTTTGAAGATGTGTATAACACCATTGAAGATAATAAAAAACTTCAGAAAGCTTTTTACTATACAAAAGAAAAAATAGTTTATAAGAAAACTAGATCCTATATTAAGTACAATACATCTAATGCAAGAACTAAGGATGGATTAAGACCAGCTTGTATTATATTTGATGAAATACATGAGTATGAAAATTATGATAATATCAAGGTTTTTAAATCTGCTTTAGGTAAAAAGAAAAATTGTAGAACATTTATGATAAGTACAGATGGTTATGTTAGAGAAGGTGTATTGGATGATTATTTAGAAACATCACATTCAATTTTAGAAGGTGAAAACAAGACAAGTAGAATGTTACCTTTACTTTACCACTTAGATAAAAAAGAAGAAGTAAAGGATAAAAAGTTATGGGAAAAGGCAAATCCGTCATTAAGATATTTTAAAGATCTACAAATAGTTATGGAGCAAGAGTATATTGATATGGAATTTAATGTGCAGCTTTATACTGAATTCATGACTAAAAGAATGAATTGTCCAGAAGGTAATAAAGACGTTGAGGTAACTTCGTGGGAGAATATTTTGGCTACAAATCAAGAGATTCCTGATTTAAAAGGATGTACTTGTATAGCTGGAATTGACTATATGAAAACCACAGACTTTTTATGTGCTGGTTTGCTTTTTAAATACAAAGGAAAATTTGTATGGATTTCTCATTCATGGATATGTGAAAGCAGTAATGATTTAGGAAGAATAAAAGCGCCACTTAGGGAATGGGAGAAAGAAGGATATTTAACTTTTATTAATGGGGTTGAAATACCACCAGATATTCCTGCAATTTGGTTAGCGCAGCAGGCACAGAAGTATAATATAACTACTCTATGGATGGACAATTATAGATATACATTACTTGCAAGAGCATTAAAAGAAGTTGGTTTTGATACTGATAAAAAAGGAACTAACAATATAAGACTTGCAAGGCCTTCAAATGAAATGTTGATAGCACCAGTTATCGAAAGTGCATTTGTTAATCATAATATTATTTATGGAGATAATCCTTTAATGAGGTGGTATACAAATAATACTTGCATGATCACATCACAAGCTGGGAATACAACTTATGGAAAAATAGAGCCAAAGAGTAGAAAAACAGATGGATTTAAAGCATTTGTTGCAGCAATGTGCGGAAGTACAGATTTAGAAGACTGTGGAGAAGTCATGGATTTTAGTAGTTTTGGAGTTTACACATATTAATAGTAAGTTAGAGCAAGTCTTAGAAATAAGGCTTTTTTGTTTTGCCAGAAAGGGGGTGGATGTTTGAAGATAATAGAGTTTTTTAGAGATATGTTTGGCACTAATAACACTGTATATTTGAATGAAAAACTATTTACTGATGCTACTAAGCTGGCAATAGAAAAGTTTGCTGTTAATGTTGCAGTGAATTTAATATCTGGATGCATTTCTAAATGTGAATTTAAGACTTATTTCAAGAATAAAGAGATTAAGCAAGATGAATATTATCTTTGGAATATAGAGCCTAACAAAAATCAGAACTCAAGTGAATTCATTCAGGAACTTATATCAAAACTCTTGAAAAATAATGAATGTTTGGTTGTTGAAGCAAATGGACAGATGGTAATTGCAGATAGTTTTTACCAAAGGGAATATGCATTAGTGGAAAATATATTTGAAAATGTAACCAGAAAAGATTTCACATTTAATAGAACTTTTAAAATGAGTGAAGTACTATATTTCAAACTTAATAATGAAGATATGAGTATTTTATTAGCTAATTTAATGAGTGGATATAATGAGCTGCTTACTATGGCTATTGGAAAGTATAAGCGTTCTGGTGGAAGAAAAGGAATAGTTAGATTAGATAAAATAGCTACTGGTGATGAAAAACAAAAGGAAGCAATTCAGGAGCTATTTGAAAAGCAATTTAAAACATATTTTGAATCTGAGAATGCGGTTCTTAACTTAACTAAAGGTGTTGAATATGAAGAAAAAAATGGTGATGGCAATAAAAAGTCTACTAGCGAAATTGTTGATATTCAGAACTTAATTAAAGAAGCTTTTGAAAGAGTGGCTCAAGCACTTAAGATACCACCAGCATTACTCAAAGGTGATATAGCTGATATTGAAAAAGTGACAGATAATTTCCTGACGTTTTGTATTGATCCTTTAGTAGATATGATTTGTGAAGAAATTAATAGAAAGAGATATGGAAAAGAAGAATATTTAAAAGGCTCATATATAGATATTGATACAACATGTATAAGACATATTGATATATTTGCTATCGCTGAGAAAATAGATAAACTTATCGCAAGTGGAATGTATAGTATTGACGAGTTAAGAAGGAAACTTCGAGATACATTAATTAAGAAGGATTGGAGTGAAAAACATTGGATCACAAAAAATTATCAAGATATAAATAGTTTGGAAGGAGGTGATAATAATGGCGAAGCCAATGTGGTTAATCAAACAGCAAGCTAGTAATAATTCATTAGATATATATCTATATGATGATATTCAAGGTGATGGGGAAGATTGGTGGACAGGAGAAAAGATAGAAAGTGAAACATCTGCAAATCATGTAAAACAGGTGCTGGAGCAAGCACAAAATGTATCACAAATAAATTTATATATTAATTCTTATGGTGGAAGTGTAAAAGAAGGATTGGGAATATACAATCAATTGAAAAGACAAACATGTTGTCAAAAGACAGCATATATAGATGGATTTGCATGCTCCATTGCAAGTGTTATAGCAATGGCTTGCGATAAAGTGGTTATGGGAACTAATGCACTTATGATGATACATCATGCAAGTATGAGCGTTTATGGTAATGCAGAAGAATTAAGAAAAGCAGCTAATGATGTAGAGGTAATAGATCAAGCAAGCTGTTCGAGTTACCTAACAAAAGCTGGAGATAAGTTAAACGAAGAAACTTTAAAACAATTACTGGATAATCAAACATGGCTAAATGCAAAACAATGTTTAGAATATGGATTAGCTGATGAAATAGCTGGTGTTGAAGATAAAAATGTTGCTGAAGCTCAGCAAAGATTTAATATGGCTATAAGACAAGCACTAGAAAATAAGAGTCCAGGCATAAAAGTTCCAGAACAATTTAATAAGAATAAGACAAATGCAGAAAAATTAATGATGGCATTTAAAAAGAAAGAGGTAGTGTAAAATGGCAATGAAAAGTAAAGATATTTTAAAACAAGAATTAATGGCTAATTTAAGCACAGCTATGAAAAGTGAAGATGATGGAGCTATTGCACAAGCATTTACTGAATTTGCAGATAGTGTACAACAAAATGTACTTGAAGAATTTAAAGCATATCAGCAAACTGCAGATTCAACAATTTTAGCAAAAAGAGGTGTACACCAATTAACAGCTAAAGAAAAAGATTTCTATCAAAATGTTATTAATGCTATGAGATCAACAGATATTAGACAAGCCTTTTCTGGATTGGATACAGCATTTCCACAAACAATAATTGATAATGTTATTGAAGATATTAAAGCAGATCATCCATTATTAGCAGTTATAAACTTTATGAATACAACCGTTTTAACAAAAATTATTGTTAATAAGAAAGGGCTTCAATTAGCTCAATGGGGGCCATTAGGTTCTGCTATTACTAAAGAACTAGAAGGTGCAATTGGTAGAATTGACTTAACTTTATGCAAACTAAGTGCATTTATGCCAATTAGCAAGGATATGTTAGCAGTTGGACCAGAATGGATTGATGCATATGTTAGAGGAACTTTAAGTGAAGCAATTGCTTTAGCCCTTGAAACTGCAATAATAACAGGTACAGGAAATAATGAACCAATAGGAATGGATAGAGATGTATCAGATAATGTTACAGTAACAGGTGGAGTATATCCTCAAAAGGCAGCTGTAAAAATAACAGACTTATCTCCAAAAACTTATGGATTATTGTTGAAAAGTATTGCAAAAGGTCCTAATGATAAACCAAGAGCAATAAATAAAGTTGTTTTAATTGTAAATCCATATGATTATTTTGAAAAAGTTATGCCAGCGACGACAGTTAGAGCAGCAGATGGAACATATAATAACAATGTATTTCCTTTCCCAACTGACCCAATCCAATCGGCAGCAGTTGAAGCAGGAAAAGCAATTATAGGAATTCCTGAAAGATACTTTATGGGAATTGGAGCAGGAACAAATGGTGGAAAGATTGAATATTCAGATGAATTTAGATTCCTTGATGATGAGAGAGTTTATTTGACTAAGCTATATGGGAATGGTAGACCACTTGATAATAACGCTTTTCAAGTATTAGATATATCTGCATTAGAATCAGCAACATTAGAAGTTACTGTTAAAGGCACAGTAGCAACTAAAGAACAGGCATAATGAGGTGATTTAGATGTCTGAAGAGGACTTCCAAGTATTACTTCAAGATATTAAAGATTATCTTCATATATCATGGAATGATGAGAAAACAGATAAAAATCTTACTGGCATAATTAAAAGAGGCATGGCACGCTTAAAAGATGTAGCTGGAATGTCTACTCTTGATTTTAAGGAAGAAGATTTACCAAGAACTTTATTATTTGATTATTGTAGATATGCAAATTCTCATGCCTTAGAGATGTTTGAAAATAACTTTCAAGGTGAATTATTATCATTACATTTAATGTGTCAGGCTCAGGTTATTATAGATCAGCAGACAGAAGAAGGTGTTGCAGATGAAAATCAAAATACCTAATATAGATTTTACATGTTTTAAAGATGGATTATGTGATATTTATACTGAAGATGAAGAAGGCAATAAAAATTATAAGTTTAGAGGCTTAGGTTTTGAAAATAGAGTTTTAGGTTTTGGAAGACATTACGCTGCTAAGGCAGCACAAGTGAAAACTGATGCAGTGATTAGAATACCAAAACTGCAAGGAATAGATATCCATGATACATTAGAGATAAAAGACTTAGGAAGATATGATATTGAACTTGTACAAGATATTTTTGATAGCAATCCATTAAGTATTGATTTAACCCTAAGACAATTAGAAATGTTTGGGGTGAAGTCTAATGAGTGATGCAATTAATATTGAAGATTTAGCAAGCGAAATAGCTAAAAGTTTGGAAATGTATACGGAAGCGGTTACAGACAATGTGAAAAAAGCAGTTGATAAAGTTGGCGATGAGGTTAATGAAGAAATTAAAAAACATATAACATTTAGGCAACTTACCGGAAAATACGTAAAAGCTTTTAGGTTAAAAACATCTTTTGAAGATAAATTTAATAAAAGGAAAACTTGGTATGTAGCAAATGGACAGCACAGGCTCACACATTTATTAGAAAAAGGCCATGCCTTAAGAGGTGGGGGAAGGTCAAGTGCTTATACTCATATAAAGTATGGTGAAGAGATTGCTCAGAAACGCATGGAAGAATTAGCGAAGGAGGCAATAGAAAATGCTGGACATTAAAACATGGCTTGAGTTAACTGGAATGAGTGTGGCAGAAACATGTTTTTTAAAACCTCCACCACTTCCATATATAGTTTTTGATGATGATATAAAAACAGGTGGAGCAGATGATAAGAATTGTTTAGCTGATAGAAGTATAACTATTGAAATGTATTCTGAACGTATTAATAGAGAAAAAGAGGCTAGCATTGAGAAGCTACTAAATGAGAAAGCAATAATATTTAAGAAAAATCGTGCATGGATTGATAGTGAAAAATTCTTTCAAACTGTGTACGATTTTAATATTTACGAAAAAATAGGAGGGATACAATAATGTCAACAGATGGCGAAAAGATTGTATTAGGAAGTGGAAAACTATATGTGACCGAATTTGCTGATTCAATACCAGCAGATAATTTGATTGAGACTGAAGATAACCAATTAGGATTAATTCAAGGTGGTGCATCACTTGAATATAAACCTAAGTTCTACGAGGCAAAGGATGATCTTGGACTAGTACAAAAAACAATTGTTACAGATGAGGATGCAACACTAAAAAGTGGAGTATTAACTTGGAATGGTAAAACTTTAGCTAAATTAGCTAGTACTGCAAGAGTTACAGAAGCAGATGGAAAGAGAACTGTTAAAATTGGTGGATTGAATAACCAAGACGGTAAGAGATACATTATCAGATTTGTTCATGAAGATAAGACAGATGGAGATATAAGAATTACTATAGTTGGTAATAATCAAGCTGGATTTTCTTTTAAATTTACAAAGGATAAAGAAACTGTTGTCGATGCTGAATTTAAAGCTGCGCCTATGGATAATGAAGGTACTTTGATTATGTATCAAGAAGATATTCCAGTAGTGACACAATAATTTTTAGGAGGTAAATAGATGTTTGATATAAGTTCGATAAATAAAAGATATTTTGAAGTAAAATTAACAGAAACAAACGATGTTGGAGAAGAAATAAGCAATATTATTGTAGAAGCAGAACCTCCAAAACTTAAGGTGTTAAAGAAGATTACATCTATATCTAAATCAAAAGGAGAAGATGCAATTGATGAATTGACGGAAGCTATAAAGATGATTTTGAATAAAAATAGAGCAAAATCCAAAGTTCCAGATAAATATATTGAAGAATTAGATTCAGATCAGATGAAAGAGCTTTTAACAGAATACTTTAAATGGCTTAATAATAACAAAAATTCCCCAAACTAAAAGTGCCCTATTATCCAATGGATAGTGACGAAGGGCATTATGAAGTTAACACAATTGAAGAGAAGACGGTAAGTAATTATACTGGATATGACTTTGATAGAGTTGATGAATTAGAAGTATTTCAATATTGGTTATTGTTAAGAGATGCTATTGTATATAAGCATTTGCAGACAAAAGAAGGCAGCGAATATCTTGAAAAGTGTTGGATAATGGAACAAACTAAGCCAGATAGAGAATCGTTAAGAGAAAAGATGGGGAAGAATTAGTTTACTAATTTTAGTGAATTGATTCTTTTTTATTATTGGAAGGGAGGTTATTATGGCTAACAACATAAAAGGTATAACTGTAGAAATTGGTGGAAATACAGCTCCTTTAAACAATTCATTAAAAGAAGTAAATAAAACCAGTAGAGATTTACAAAGCGAACTTAGGGAAGTAAATAAACAACTTAAATTAGATCCAACTAATACAACCTTATTAGAGCAAAAGCAAAAATTACTTGCTGAAAGTGTACAAAATACTAAAGTAAAACTTGATACACTTAAAGAAGCTGAAAGACAAGTTGAGCAGCAATTTGCAGAAGGAAAAGTTAGTGAAGAACACTATAGAGCTTTACAGCGAGAAGTATTAAAAACAGAAGAACAGTTGAAAAACTTAGCAAATGAAGCTGAAAAGAGTAATGTTACATTGAGTAAAATATCAGGAACAGCCGATAAAATTGGCAACTCAGCTAGTAATGTTGCAGGAAAGATGGCACCAGCAACTGCTGCAATAGTAGGTCTAGGAGCAGCATCTTTTGAAATGGGAAGTGACTTTATAGAAAGTCAAAATAAAGTTGAAGTTGCATTTAAAGATAGTTCGCAGAGCGTTGAGGATTGGAGTAAGACAACCCTCGATAACTTTGGTATTGCACAAGGTTCAGCTCTTGATATGTCAGCTTTATTTGGTGATATGGGAACTGCAATGGGTTTATCTACTGATGAAGCTGCAAATATGTCAACGTCATTAGTTGGATTATCTGGAGATTTAGCATCTTTTAAGAATATAGGAATAGATCAAGCACAAGATGCATTAAAAGGAATATTCACTGGTGAAGGTGAATCGCTTAAATCATTAGGTATTATAATGCAGGATAGTACCTTAAAAGAGTATGCACTAGCTCAGGGAATATCAAAGAAATATGAGGATATGACACAAGCTGAAAAAGTGCAATTAAGGTACAACTATGTAATGGAAATGACTAAAAATGCCCAAGGGGATTTTGCAAGAACAAGTGACGGTGCAGCTAACAGTATGAGAGTTGCTAGCGAAAGTGCAAAAGAAGCTGCAACAAGTATTGGAATTATGTTAGCTCCAATAGTTGCAAGCATTGCACAATATGTTTCGAACTTAGCAAAAGAGTTCACAGGACTTGATGATGGCACAAAAAAAGTTATAGTAATTATTTTGGCTTTAATTGCAGCAATAGCACCAGTAGCAGGATTGATAAGTGGTATAGCGACAATAGTTGGAGTAGCAACAACTATATTTACAACTATTAGCGGAGCTGTAGCGTTATATACGGGAGCAGTTACTACAGCAAGCACTGCATCAACAATACTAGCAGGAGCAATTACTTTTATAACTGGTCCTATTGGGATTGCAATAGCAATAATAGGTGCTTTAGTAGCAGCATTCATTTATTTTTGGAATACCTCAGATACTTTTAGAACCTTTTGGATTAGTCTATGGGAAAATGTAAAAAGTGTGGCCAGTGATGTATTAAATGGACTTATAGCATTTTTTACTGTAACGATACCTAATGCTTGGAATAGTTTAGTCGCATTTTTTCAGGGGATTCCACAGTGGTTTAGTAACTTATTTAATAATGTTAAGACCAGTATACAAGGTACTTTGAGTAGTATAGGTACTATATTTACGAATATATGGAATTCTATAAAAACAACTACAAGTACAATTATTACTGCAATAATAACATTTATTACAACTAAATTTGCTGGAGTCATAAGTGGAATTCAAACCATATTTAATGGGTTAAATATTTTTTTTACAGGGATATGGGAGACAATAAAAACAGTATTTTTAGGAGCAATACTTTTAATACTAGATCTTGTTACTGGAAACTTTACTAAGCTGCAATCAGATGCAGCTAGTATACTTGATAAATTAAAAGAATCTATTTCTATGATATGGGAAGGTATAAAAACTGTCTTTTCAGGAGCATTGCAGGCTATAGTTAGTTTCTTGCAAACAGAATGGAGCGGAATAGTTAATATCACTACAACCGTATGGAATGTAATTAAAGATTTTTTTAGTTCGTTATGGGAAACTATAAAATCAGTTGCACAGGCTGCTTGGGATGGATTTAAAACTATAATTATAAGTATTTGCCAAGGGATAAGTACAGAAGTAACAAATATATGGAATGGAATTATTTCTTTCTTTCAGAATCTGCCTACAACTTTATATAATTTGGGTGTTAGTATATTTCAAAATTTAAAAGATGGTGCAGGATCTATATTAAATACATTAGGCACATATATAACAGAAGGATTCAACAGTGCTATAGAATTTATAACTTCGTTGCCAAGTAAAGCTTATGAATGGGGTACTGATTTTGTAGATGGAATAGTAAATGGAATTAAAGATGCTATAGGAAAAGTTGAAGATGTAGTAAGTGCATTAGCAGCAAAAATACGAAGTTATCTACACTTTTCAGTTCCAGATGAAGGACCATTAACAGAGTATGAAAGTTGGATGCCTGATTTTATGGAAGGATTAGCAAAAGGAATCGAGGAAAATAAGAGTAAAGTTGTTCAATCAATTAAAGGGTTATCAACTGATATTAGTGTAAAGATGAATTCTATTAATAATTCTGAAAATAGGGTAAATACAAATGATGATATTAGAGTATCATCAAATGGTGGAGTAATACTTAACATTGAAAATTTCAATAATAATTGTAATCAAGATGTAAAGCAACTGAGTCAGGAGCTGGCATTTATAACAAAAAAGAATCCAGTTAAATAGGAGGGAGAAGATGTTTATATGGAATAACATAAATAGTGATGATATGGATTTGATAACAGAGAAGTTACCTCAAATATCAATTAGCATACCTAAAAGTGAAGAAATTGAAGTTGATGGTATGGATGGGCACTTAACAGAGCTTGGAGGATATGAAAGTGATACTAAAGAAGTTGATGCTCATTATGTTGGCGATGATCCATATAAAATTTGTAATTGGTTAAGGGGTTCTGGTGAAGTGATATTCGGAAATGATGTGAACTTTTATTATAAAGCTAGAATTAATAATAAAATACCTTTAGAACAATTGGTTGCAAATAAGTTATATTACTTCCCAATAATGTTTAGGTGCCAGCCTTTTAAATACTTTATATCTGGTAAAAAAACTTTAATGGTTACTACAAGCGGAACAATATTAAATAATTTTGGAAATTATAAAGCTTTGCCTATTATGATGGTTTATGGTTCTGGAAACATTACTATAACAATTAATGGTAGAGCTTTTTACATATCTAATTTAAGTGGATCCATAACCATATTATCGGAAATAAAGGAAGTAACGGAGGATAAAGGAGATCTTATGGAGGGAGATTTTCCATACTTTGATATTGGAAAAAATATTATAACATGGGTTGGAAATATAGCCAAAATTGAAATAATACCAAATTGGAGATGCTTATAATGATTAGATTATGGAATAGTACAGAACAAAATTTTAAAGGCAATAAGTGGGTTTTGAATGAAGCTATAAAGAGTGATGTTACAGAAGTAGTTAATGGAGAGTTTGCACTTGATTTAGAATATCCATTGCAAGATCAAAAAGAACTTAGTAAGTATCTATTAAGAGGTAACATTATAACATGTCCAGTTATGGATACAAGGGACGAGCAACAATTTAGAATAAGGAAAGCTGATAAAACCGGTAGAACTGTAACAATTTATGCACAAGCTAAATTAATAGCTGATTTAGGCTCTAATTATATAAAAGCTATGACGATTACAGGTAAAACTAGAAAAGAAGCTATACAAATAGTGCTAGATGCAGCATTAGAAAGACATAGTTTTATTGTAGGAAATTTAGATGCAAATGCTAATAGAAACGTAACAGTAAATATACAAGAAGGTACTGTATTAAGTGCCCTTATAGGCAGCAAAAATAGCATATTAAGTGAATATGGTGGGGAGTTCATCATTGATAATAATATATTTGATATAGTTGATTCCAGAGGGAAAAATAGAAATTTTAAGATACTGTATGGTAAAAATATTGCTAGCATAAAAGAAACTATTGATGATGCAGATCTTGCGACAGTTCTTATCCCTAAAAGCGGAGACTATAGACTTCCTGAGTATGTAATTGAATCGCCCAAAGTGGCTAATTATGAAAAGAAATATTTTAAAGAAGTAGAATTGAATTTAAATATTTGGGATGGAGACGGAGAAAAAGGAGAAAACCAAATAACTGAAGAGGAAGCTTACACTACTATGCGTGAAACTTGCAATACTATGTTTATATCTAACAAAGTAGACCAACCTACATTTAATTATGAAATTGACCTTATAAGTCTTAGAAAAGCCGAAGAATATAAGGAATATAACATAGTGGAAAAGGTTTATTTAGGCGATGTTGTAACAGTGAAACATAAGATTTTAAATTTAGATTTAGAAGGTAATGTAAGCAAAACTATTTACAATGTTTTGATGGATAAATATAAGAGCGTTGAAATTGGTTTTAATAAGCAGGATATAACTGACATTATAAATGACACAGCGATTACAGCAAATGCAGCTAGTAATAAGATAAATCAAATAACTGAGACAAGTACAGATGGAGTTACCACGGAATTATCTAAAAAAGCGTTTAAGGTTACTTGTTCTAAAGCAAGTGGTACCAATGTAACAATCGATGCAGAAGGTCTTACAGTTAACAATGGGAAAATCTTAGTGAAAAATAGTAAGGGCGATATAGTATTCACAGTTAATGTAGATGGTAAATGTACTGCTATACAAGGATTCTCAGTAGAAGATGGTGATAAGGAATGTTGTTCTATAGATAAAACTGGAGTACAGATTACAAACGAAAATGGCTATACATCTAAGATATCAGTTGTAATGGATAGTGAATCAGCATCGCTATTATTTCCAGACCATGCTCGGTTTAAGAAAAATGTGCATATCGAAGGGACAACAGAACTTTTAGGAGATTGTACGGTTGATGGCGATTTTGGAGCTAACGGCAACTTTTGGATTAAAGGGCAATCACTAACATCAATAATACAGGATATGATAGACGCTTCAAAATCATCAGATAGTGGTTCGGGAGAATAATGGAAAGGAGGATAACTAAATGGATATACAAGATTTAACTGCAAGTTTAGACTTAAAACAAAATTTAAATATTTATGTTCAATGCAAACAGAATGATAGCTTGAATTTAATTTTAAGTATATTTGATAATAGTGTTGCTGTAGATATATCTTCATATAGAATAAGGCTAATGGCAATGAAAGCTGACAAAGTGCCATTAATACAAGAGCATATTGGAATATCTGCAAGTGGGAATATAGTAAATATTGAAGCACATGAACAACTTACAACCGTAGCAGGGAAAACACCTATAGAACTACAATTTATTGACAAGATTACGGGAAAGAAAAAGGCTACTTTTAACTTAGTCCTAATAATTATTGCAAGTACAATATCCATCGATGCAAGTATAAGCACAGCCACTTACACTCTACTGGAAGAATTAGAAAATAAGTTAGATCAAGCAAGTGATTTTTTTGAAAATATAGATACCGCTACAGCTGCTAATAACAATCTAAAAACTACTATTACGAATAGTGAAACTGCTAAAAGTAATTTAGAAAATACAACGTCAATAGCTAATGAATCTAGAGAAGAATTAGAAAGTAAAATTGATTTAGCAGAGGACACAATTACAGACTTAATACAAACAAATAAAAAGTATACGGATCATATAAATGACTCTGATATTCATGTCACTAAAGCAGATAAAAATAATTGGGACAGAATAAACGACGTTATTAATTTACTAGATGCTATATCTAAGGAAATTCCGATTACGGATGAAAACTTAGAAAGTATTATAGATGAAAGTGGAAGTGTTTGGACTATGTAAATAGGGAAGGGGGATTAAAATGGCTCAAATTAAGGATTTTATATCAGCTATAGAACTGAAATCCACTGATGTGTTTCCAGTAGGTCAAGGTGATAAGACGAGAAAAGCTACGCTTGAAGCATTAAAAAATCTTGTTATGGAAGATATTGAAGTTCAGATGGCAAAAAAGATGGAATTGTATATTGGTGAAAGTTTACCAGCTATAGCAGAAAGAAAAAGTAATACGTTATATTTCAAAATTACAGACACAATAAGTAGTGGTAATACAGAGAATATAAAAGTAAGTCCTACCATGGGAATTAAAATAGTTTAGTGAATTAGGAAAGGAATGATTACATAATGGCAAGTTTAAATAAAGTAAGGGTACAGTTATTAGATACAAGCTCAGGATCTGTATTACAGGAGGTTGATGTATTAACAAGTGCAGATGCAGTAACATTTGCTGATGGACAAACATTTCAACAAAAATTAGATAGCGGAGCATTAAAAGGTGCAACGGGACCTCAAGGGGTACAAGGTCCTGCAGGAGATCCATTTACAATTGCTAAAACATGTTCATCAATTTCAGCCATGAATTCAGGTTATTCTACAGATGGGGTTAAGCAAGGGCAATTCGTAGTAATAGATACTGGAAATGTTAACGATACTGATAATGCAAAATTATATATAAAAGGGAATACAGCTTATACTTATCTAACAGATCTTAGTGGAGCGCAAGGAATACAAGGGCCACAGGGTATTCAAGGTATACAAGGACCGAAAGGAGATACCGGAGCAACAGGGGCTACTGGAAGCGTTGGGGCGACAGGTGCAAAAGGAGCTGATGGGGCAACATGGCTATTAGGCAGTGGTGCTCCGACTACGCAAGGAAAAACAGGAGATTTCTACTTAAACACAAGCAACTTTGATGTTTATAGCAAAGCAACAGGTTCATGGGTTCTGACTGGAAATATTAAAGGAGCAACTGGTGCAACAGGTTCTCAAGGTCCAGCTGGAGCTGATGGAGCAAGTGTTAAATTTGGTACGACATATGCAACTGGAACAGATGTTAAGTTATTTTTAAAGACTATGTAGAGGAGGTTAAAATATGTCAATAAATAAAATAGAAATGCAAGATGATAAAGGAAATATTTATTATCCCCATACAGATGCAAGCGTTGTTAAATATGGAGATACAGATATTGGCTCGGCTATGTCGGAAATTGAGCAACAGCAAAATACAAGTATAACAGATATAAATTTTTTAAAAGGAAAAACAGTCATAACATTGATTCCAGCTCCAACGTACACTATTGTTTCACAATATAATTATAAGATTGGCAAGATAGTTTATGTCCAATTTTATATAAAAAAACAGGATGGTTCTAACTTTAATATATTAAATTCTTGGATAAACGTAGCTACAATGCCAACAGGAACATATAATCCGAATAGTGCTATATTGGGCACAGGGGATGGAAACTTTAATGTCGCTGTATTCTCAGATAGTACAATAAAGGTATATTTAAGAGAAAGTGTGGCTCAAATAGGAATACGAGCAATTATAGATATAGAATAGGAGGTAAAGTATGATACAAGTATGGTGTGTAGATGAAAATGGATTTTTTACAGAATCAATTTTAGTTGAAGAAATAAAAGAAAACATGACTGAAATACCTATAATAATAGGATTTTATAAAGCTAAATGGGATGGTTCAAAATGGATTGAAGGTGCGACTAATCAAGAAATACAAGAATGGAAAGATAAAAATATAGTAATAGTAGAGCCAAGTGAACAAGAAATATTAAACGCCCAATTATTAAAAGAAAATGCAGATATGAAAGCACAATTAGCAGAACAACAAGAATTAACTGCCAATTTATTATTACAAGTTGCATCATTAAAGGGAGGTAGTACAAATGTATAAATTTATTAAAAAATATTATCTAATGGGATTATATTCAGATACGGATTTAGATATCTTTGTTACTTCTAGAGATATTACAGAAGCGCAAAAAGTTGAAATAATTGCAAGTAAAGTTTCTGCGTAATAGGAAACTAGGCGGTAATAACTAAGCAAAAAGGCCAGTAATGTATTTATATTATAATTTTAGAAATCCTAAATAATAATTATAAAAAATTAATATTAGAATCAGTTATAATATTAATTGAGATAAAAGACATCTACAATAATGTAGGTGTCTTTTGCTATATGAAAATAACTAGAAAAAAGAGGTGTAATATGAATGAAGAATTAGTAAAAGACAAAATTGAAACTCACGAAAGAAGGCTTAATAATCATGGGAATAGGATTGATAAGCTTGAACAGGATGGGAGAGAACTAAAGACAGAACTTAAGAACTTATGTGAAAATCTCAAAAACTTAACTAGTATGATGAAGTGGTTTATAACTGCAATGGGAGGAGCTTTAATTAGCTTCTTTTTTTATGCAGTTCAAACAGGAATATTTAATAAATAATTGGAGGTATGTAAAATGATAAAACAAATTTTAGGACTAGTAATAAGTATATTAAAAAATAAAACATACATGACAGCAGCTAGAGAGGTATGGAGCATTGTAGATGAGAACTTTAGGATTACAGAAAAAATTGAAGATACATTTAAAAGTAAAACTGAAGAATTCGATAAATTATTGCTTGCTAAATTTCCAGAACTAACTAAGGAAGATGTTATATATTTTAGGCAAGCAGTTGCGGGAAGCGTTAATGTGGGTAAGGAAGCAGTATTAGATAATTCCGTAATTATGAAGGAATTACAAGAATCAAACGCTAAATTACAAGCAGAAAACGCAAGTCTAAAAGATCAATTAAGCAAATTTCAATCGCTTGCAGCAGCAACAGTAAACGTAGATATGCAGCAAACAGTGCAAGCGTAATTTTGGAGTAGCCTTTAAGGTTGCTCTTATTTTTTTATTATAGAAAGGACGATATAAATGAAAGGTATAGATATAAGCAATCATAATGGAAATATAAATTTTAACCAGGTAAAAACAGCAGGAGTAGAAGTTGTTTACATTAAAGCTACAGAGGGGACAACATTTAAAGATAGTTATTTAGATACTAATTATTCAAATGCACAT